CGCTGTAGCTCTGCAATGTGATCCTGTCTGGCTGCAATACGGAAACGGCGTCAATACCGCCGCCTGATTTCCACCGCTCTTTACACAATCTAGCCCGCCGCCAACGCGGGGAACTTCAAACCGAAGTGACTTGCTCACCGCATGTCACGTAACTACTTAACACAAAGGAATTCTACGAAATGGATCACGCAAACAAACGCAACGAGGCGCTGAAAATCGAAAGCGCCTTGCTCAACAAGATCTCACTGATTGGCACTGAGAAAACAGCCGCTGCTGTTGGTGTCGATAAGGCGCAGATAAGCCGCTGGAAACGCGACTGGCTCCCTAAATTCTCAATGCTGCTTGCAGTGCTGGAGTGGGGTGTCGTGGATGACGAGATGGCTCATTTAGCCCGGCAGGTGGCGAGCATTCTCACCAAAGAAAAGACCGAGATGAGCGGTAACTCATTCTCGGCCTGATAGCGATTAGTGGAAACTAATAACTGGAGAAAAGTATGCCAGGAAGAACTGGATATGTAAACAGTGGCGGGGTGTTTTATGAGTAATCTCGCTTACAGCAACGTTTCACCAATCAGGCCTGACCCAGAGGCCGTGGAGCGCCGTGTGGTCGATACCGATAATGGGTTTACCAGAATCGCTAACGAACTACTGGAGGCTATCGCAAGCGCCGATTTAACAGCTCGTCAGTTGAAGCTTATGCTGGCTTACATCCGTAAAACGTACGGCTTCAACAAGAAATCAGATCGCATCGCAGATGAGCAGATTGCTCAGATTACTGGCCTGTCACGTCAGAACGTGAACAAGGCCAAGAAGGAGCTGATTTCTATGAAGTGTCTGATAGTCGAAGGGAGTCAAATCGGCGTTAACAAGGAGGTCTCAGCGTGGCAATTCAGCAAGTGTCTCCAAGTTAGCAACTTTGTCTCTAAGTCAGAGACTTCAAATGTCTCTAAGTTAGAGACTCCGGATGTCTCGAAGTTAGAGACACACAAAAGACATTCTTCAAAAGACAAGAAAGACAATATTAATAAACCCCCTATAGTCCCCCAACCTGAAGAAGTGAAACCGGCTGAAAAGCCAAAAGCAAAAACCTTCGATCCTATGGATGTCGTACTGCCCGAATGCGTTCCAGCAGAGCTATGGGCCTCATGGGTCTCATATCGCAGGGATATCAAGCAGGCAATCAAATCCAAGCAGACCGTCACTCAGGCGCTCAACCTGTTAAGCCGGTGTCATGCGAATGGTCATTCGCCTGAAGAAGTCATCAACAACAGCATCGCTAACGGCTGGACCGGACTGTTTGAACCAAAGCAGGCCAAAAGTCCTGCCCGGCAGAGTACCGGCCCGGCGCGCGCTGTGGCTGAGCAATTCAACAGCAAAGACTATGGCACGACTGACACGCCAGCCTGGTTGGAGGGTTAATCATGGATTACAGAACTGAAATTGAATCGGTACGCCGTAAACTGGATGACCTTAGCCATCCTCCAAAGCAATTGGATCACGTCACGTTTGAAGAGATTCAGGCGGTGTGTGACAAGCACGGCGCATTCCAGCAGCGCTGCAAGAAAGCCAACCTGCTGAACCGCGTCCTTGAGACCAAAAGCGAGTGCCCGGCCTGCCTGGCTGAAAAGCTGGCAAAGCTCGAAGCTGACGAAGCAGCATCTGAGCGGCGCTGGAGGCAGAGCCAGATTGACCGGATGATTGGCGACCTGCAGCTGCCTGAGCGTTTTGCCAGCGCAACACTGGATAACTATCAGCCTGTCAACGATGATGCCGCTCGATGCCTGAAACTTTGCAAGGCCTATGCCGCTAAATGGCCTGAGCGACTGAAGCAGGGCGGCGGTCTGGTGATGTGCGGTAAACCCGGCACCGGAAAAAACCATCTCGCGCTGGCGATCGCAAAGCATGTCATCAACGAGCACCAGAACTCTGCGTTGTTCACGACCGCCCTGCGCATTGCACGCCTGTTTAAATCCACCTGGTCAAAGAACTCTGAGCGCACCGAGGCGGAGGTTATCCGGATTTATACCGACCCTGAGCTTCTCATCATTGACGAAGTGGGCGTGCAGTTCGGCAGCGAAGCAGAGAAGTTGATCCTGTTTGAAATCATCAATACCCGCTATGAGCGGATGATGCCGACTATCCTGATTAGCAACCTGCCTAAAGACGAGCTGGCCGCCTTCATCGGTGAGCGCGTAATTGACCGCATGAACGATGGTGGCGGCTGCACACTCGCGTTCACCTGGGAATCCTATCGCTCAAGGGGTGCCGCATGAATATCGACCCGATGGACTACGTCGTAATTGAGAGATACGCCAACGGCGATAGCACTTGGAAAGATAACGTTTCGACCGTCGATAAGGTTCAGCGCTTGATAGATTTCAGTCTGGAAGTTGCGCATGTGTTTATTGCTGTTGGGGCTTACTCAGAGAACTGGCAGCGTTACTACGAGGTGAAGCCATGGCACAAGTAACTCAACTGGTAATCACACCGCCGCTGATGCGTCAGGCTCGCAACATACAGTTGGCAATCATCAACCTTGCGAAGAAGCGCGACCTGAAGCCGGAACAGTTCCGGGCGCACCTTAATGCTATCGACATGCTGGCGCGTGAAGCGCATGACCTGATTGTCGATGCTGAGTTCGAGCAGCAGTTGGATCATATAATCGGAACGCAGCATGAGTAATTATCAGGAAAGTGTAATATGCACTCATGCCTCCGCTTTAATAATTCAACTTACAAAGAGCAGGGATCTTTTCAAGCAATCTCCACAAGCAATTTCAATCTGAGGTTTTAGCAATCAATAACAGAAAGGATGATAGGGTGAAGTTATCTTTTATTAAATCTTGTTTTATCATATTAAAGATCTCTTCACGTGAGTAGAATTTACAGCCCACGATGCCTTCATTTTTTTGAAGGGATAGGTGGCTTATATCATCTATTTCACAAAGGATTGCTTGGATGTTATCTGAGATTAACCCTGAGTCGGTCATTAGCTGTCCAAGTAAACAACTGTTAGAAGATTCTAAATTTAGTTCCTCTTTCAGTTCTCTTTCGCCGCCAGTTAAGTGGGTTTCACCAAACTCAAGAAATCCGCGGGGAAACTCATATAAAATCTCATCACTTCTAGAGTGTTGAATAATTGCAATTTTATTTTTGAAGGAGGGGATTATTACAACGCCACCATTTTTTTGATGTAGCTTAAGGTACCTCAGTTTATCAAATGAAACTGATAGCATATTGTTTTCGAAAATAATTTTATTCAAAATTGACAATCCATGTGGGTTTTATTGATGAGTTGCGTATCACTTTTCTCGTGTTATAGAGGTAAAAAATTACGTAAATCACATAACATAAAATCTTAGCTGTGGCGGTTATTGTCTGATCGTTCAGTTTTAATGATAAGAGGATTTCTTTAACAAGGATGGTTACCGGAAAGCCAGATATAAGGATCATGCAAAATATAACTCTATTCTCAACACCCTTTAGCATTGTACGAAAACTCATATCTTTATCTTTATTGTTTTTTTCAATGAACAAGTCTTTTATTTTCTGATTTATTGTAGAGAGATCAAAATCTTCCCTTGAAAGGATTTTATTGAGAACTAACGCAGAGTAAGTGTATTGCATATGCCACGAGCGTAAACCAGAAAGAGTTCTAATAGTCATGCCGCCGATCATGCAAATAACTAAATTCAGAAAAATAGCTGAATGTTGGCTTGAAATCATTTTAGTGAAAGATGCGTATGATCCAATGTAAAAAGACAAGATAACAAGATAGAAGGCAATAGTTTGATCTCTTTTAGAAGACTGCTCTTTTATATGTTCATGACATCTTTCATAAACGGACATCAGAAAATCTTTTGTGACTAACATTGGAGCTCCTAAATTGAACTTTCAAAATATTTCTTATGATATTTTTTGCACTCAAGTGCGATGGTTGAAAGGTTTTTATAACCTTAAATTACATAATTACCAATCATATCAGTAATCCTATGGAGATACCAAAAGAGGGCATCAGGCTTCACAGATCAAATTTCAACTCCATCGGGCAGCAGCTTCAACCCCTGCTCGAATCTGGCGACTGTTACCGGCTAATCCTCAAGCCGTGGAAAGAAAAACGCAGTCTCAATCAGAACTCCCTCTCCCACATGTGGTACGGCGAAATCAGCGAATACCTGATTAAGTCCGGGCGCAATGACGCCACGCCAGAGTGGGTAAAGCGGAACCTCAAGAAAACCTATCTGGGCTGTGAGCAGGTCGAATACACCGACTTTGTTACCGGCGAGAAGGTCAGCACATTGGAACCCCGGCACACATCCAGTCTGGATACAGGTGAGATGCATTTCTTCCTGAATCAGGTTGAGCGGTGGTGCGCGCAGTTTGGCCTGGCGCTGACTATCCCTGCCGATTCCGAGTACCAGAAACTGAAGGACAAACAAGATGAGTAAATTAACCACTGCAATTCTGGATGTGCTTTCTGATGGCGAATGGCACACCTCAAAAGAAATAACCGACCGCGCCTGCGTGATGGCCTCAGCAAAGCGAAAAAACGTGGCTGTAGCACTTCATGACATGACCGACAGCAACAAAATAAAACGCCAGCGGTTTGGCAATACCGACAATGACTACCAGTACCGCATGGGGACGGTAAACATGGGCTTTGGCCGCAGCTACAACATGGCGATGCTGGATAGCCTGCTGGCAACAGTAAGGGGTGCTCATGCGAATGACATGGTTCGTGCATGACCCTGTAGACACCGACACCGCCCTCGAACTCCTTTCCCGCTACGCCACCCGCAATATCAAAACTCAGAAGACACTCTCAGCAGACCCACGCCTGTGGCTGGTGAGCGCCTTGCTGCCTGAGTTCCGGGAAGAGCCAAAGCCGAGCAGGCAGTATAAAAACCCAATGTGGAGCTGAAGATGACAAACAAAGAACGCTGCTGCCGCTGCCACACCATCCTCACCTCAGAAGACAAGTACTGGTATGGAGCATCATGTGAAAACTGTGAAACAGATTACCGGTTCGAACAGGCCGAAATGCATCAGCCCATCAAATCCGCCCGGTGGCGCTGGCGAGCCATCTGCTTC